GCACTTAAACCCGCGGCGGCTAACGTGTCTTTCAACTCAGTTGCGGCCTTAATTTGTTGTTCAGCGGCGGCTTTAGTGACGCCAGGCTTTAACAAGCTTGCTGACATAGCCGGGATCCCCGCACTTACACAAGCGGCGGCGATTGCTTCGGCAGACTCAAGCGCGGTAACTTCAGGCGCGGGAACTAATGCGGCAATCACATCAGGGCGTTCGGCGGTAATGGCCGCGACAATCTGTTCAACGCTGGCCGCTTCTGCACCTGGTAAATTTAAGGCGATAACGCTAGCGCCTGTTGTTTCTTTGGCGTTTGGGCCTTTGCTTTCTTTACTCATTGGCTTTCGTTTCCTGTTTTGTAGTTCACTGACAACACCTTCTAAACTGCCTAATCGATGCGCCATACCTTTATCAACGGCCGACTGGCCAACTAACACCCCACCTTTACCGAAATCGTTTAACACTGTGTCGCGGTCAACATTCATATTGCGCGCCACGCGATCGATAAACACATCGGCGAGTTGGTCCATTTCACTTTGATAAGCGTCGCGACCCTCTTTCTTAAACGGGTCTAGGCGCTTATTGGGGGACTGACTTGACACAATTTCAAGGGTTTCTATTGGGTCGGCGTCGGTCGCTTTACGGCGGCGAATATTCAACACCGTACCGATTGACCCGGCGCGGCCTGTGGCGTCGATAACCACTTCATCCGCGGCGCTGGCTATCCAATAAGCGGCGCTGCAAGCACTGCCGCCAACATAGGCGACGACATGTTTATCACCGCGGCCCTGGTAAACCATTTCGGCAAACTCATGAATGCCGTCGGCATGACCACCGGGGCTATCGACATAAAGCACAATGCTGTTTACGTCGTGACGCTCAGTCGCCGCGGTCCAGTCTTTGGCTAGGTTTTGCGTTGAGGTTCCGCCGCAAATGTCATCAAACATGCCCGCATAACGGCTAATAACCCCGTTTACATGAATGATTGCGACGTCGCCGCGGATCTCCATGCCGCGGGTGACGGCGCGCCCCGATTTACCCTCTAACGCTGTGGTCACACCTTCAGCCACTTGGTTAGCGGATAGCTTTAACGACGATAGATCAAGATTGTCTAAGTCTCTGGCCGATAACCCGGTCATGATGTCAAGATAACCTTGCTCTAACGCCCAGGGGCGCGACATCAAGAAATCAAGTGCTAGGTTTTTCTTCATTCGCCCGGTTCCTCGCTGGTTTCAGGTTCGCTAAATAGCCCAGTCATTGCGCCGGGGGTTTTAACGCCTTCTTCTTTACAAATGTCTTCCCAACGCTTCATTGCCTTGGCATTGCGGCGCATGTTGTCCTCAATGTCACGGCCATGATCCGCGGCTTCGACCTCGATGTTAGAAATGTTCGAGTCAACCGCTTTACGACGGGCGTTAATTTCTTGCTCTGGGTGTAGGTGCTTGAACGCATCCGGGCGAATGTCCAACATCAAATATTGATATGGGTCATTAGCAAAGCCGGGGGCATATAAGCGACCAACAGAAACCGCGGCTTCTATCACCCAGCGCCAAATTTTGAACGCCACTTGAAAGCCGGATAAGTTGGTTTGGTCAAAGGCGATACCGCGACGGTATTCATTTAAAAACGCGCGAACCAATCGGTCATTAAGCCCCGACCAATCGCCCGTTAATAACGAGTAAGGGATCTCTAATCCCGCGGCTAGCTGTAACGCTTGCCAGCGGACAAAGTCCTTGTAACCTTGGCCCGTGTTGTCACCGTCGAACTGTTCTAACTTCTCACCTGGCACACCTCTTAACAGGGTTCCGGCGGCAACAGAGGTTTGCTCTGGCGCGCCCTCGCCGTCGTCATACAGCGGTTTACCTGTGGTGGGGTCAAACTCCCAGTCGTCTTCTTCGAATGACTCTCGATATAAAAAGCCTGTGAACGCGGCGCGCTCTTTTTTACGTACCAATTCGGCGTCGTCATAATCCGCAAAGGTGCGGTCTTTGAGCAACGCGACGGCGGCTTCAGGTTCGGCCCTAACTTGTCCCGGCCTTGTCTGTTTGTAATGGTGGATCACGTCTTTTACTGGGACGCGGTCAAGCTGGTTTAAGCTGGCAAAGTCGATCCCGTCTTCCGGATGACTCTGATAAAACCAGTAAGCGACTTTTACTTTGCCGCGAAACTCAACGCCCTGGACAATGCGATTACCGTTATCTAGCTTGCGGTTTAAGTCGATAGGGCATAAATCAGCTTCTAATACTTCGACTTGGACCGGGACTTCTAGCCCAGCCGATAAGCGGCGACGCAATCGACGGATAAACACTTCACCACTCATGCGGCGGGACCGAACGGCTAAATCAATAATGCCGCCGAAATTCATGTCGCCCCAGGGGTCAAGTTGCGTCGATACGACTTTCCAAAGGTTGTTTAGCTCTGTTTTAAAATCATCATTTTTGGCGGTACTAATCAAAGTGAAGCCGCGGCCCACTTCGTTAGTGACGTTTTTATTGATACCCGATTTTAATAAAAGGCTGTTTCGATACCCTGCCCGCGTTCGGTTACGCAGGGTTTTACCTGCGGCCGCTAATGCGCGATTAGGTCCGGCACTTGACGCATTCCACCCCATAGAACGGGGCGGCTGTGTTGCCCCTTCATAGGCTTGGCTTCGGCGTTCAAATGGTTCGCCGCGGGCGTTAACAATGAGGCTTTTTGCCATATCAACGGATCCCCCTATCAACTCGCGTGACCATTCCCGCTAGCGGGTTCGATTTTCGGCCCGCTTGACGGTTAAGATCACGACAAATTAAACGGCGGGATTTTTGCAACTCATTAATTGAACGGTAAGTGACTTCTCTACCATCAATTTTGACGGTCAGTTCACCGCTGGCTATCGCCTCGTTAATGGCGTCCAGATCGTCTTTTGTAAACATAAATACCCTTTTTAGCGGCGACGACGACGGCGGCGCGGCTGATCCGCTAACTCACCATCACCGACAATTATTTCGCTGTTTTCTTCAATTGGCAGGGCATACGCGGGGGGATTATCCCAGTCGATGCGGTCGGCTTTCTTGTTGTAAATACACGCCCAGTTATAAACAAAAAGGTCGAATGTTTCGTTTCGGCTTTTGCTCGACGGCTTGGACCATTTCCCAGTTGCTTTACAGCGTGTTTCGACGGTTAGTTCGTCGAACACCCATTCAGGCAACCAATTAGGAAAATGCACAAAACGCCGCCCTGGTTCGGTGCGGTTTATCGAGTGGCTTACTGTGTCTTTGATTTTGTCCGTGTTAAGAATAAACACGGGCAGATCACCGACGGCCTTAGCTTTACGGTCAGAACGCTTTGAGTTATCCGGGTATGATTTATTTATCTTGGGGGCGTTTATCGTGCTGCCACCCTTAACCAGCATGAAACGACGGGCTAGGCCCTCTTTTTTCAATGCTCGATAATATTCATAGGCGTTATCTGTTACCCCATCTTCACCGCCGCTATCACATGCGGTCATGGTGATTGGCATAAAGCGATCGCTGTCGTCATCGAGGCGATAGGTTCGCTTTATCACCATGTCGGTGATCCGGTCCCAGTCCTCTAAATATTGACCAGGTGAAACACGGACAAACTTTGACGGGTCGTCGGGGTCTTTACGCTTTGACTTTTCAATTTTGAAACGGTCAATCACTATCTGTTCTAAATCGGGTCCCCAGCCAAGCACCAACACATCAAAACGACTGGTTAGCGCACCGCCTTGAACGTCGACCGATGCTGTTAAGAAACGCACCCAAGACGGGACGACACGCTGTCCTAACTCTTGGCGACGGTCCATTAAGTCGGTACTGGTTCGCTCTTGTTCGCGGGGCGGCGTAAACGGCCAACCCTGATCCGTGTTTACCGTTGCCTGTAAATCTTCTAGCTGGCCTGTTTTTTCGTACTCTCGCAACGCGGCCAGGTACTTATAAACTAACTGGCTCCACGACTGAAACGCGGCGGTGGGGCCTTTTTGCCAAAACGACGCAACGCGGCTTTCTCTCGGCTCGCCTAACATCTTGCGGTTTTGGTCCAGCCAACAACCTTCAGGAACCCAAATACCACCATGATTTTGAGCCAGCTTAAAGCGACGGGATCCGGCCTTGTCATCTTCTCTGTGAGTGACGCCGCAATGTGGACACGATAACAACACGTCTTTACTGGCCCTATATGGGTCGGGTTCGTTTATGTCGTATTGCAATAATTTAAAATCGGGTTCGTAGAAATCGCCACAGTCGGGGCATTGCCAATGAAACAGACGGCGATCACCCTGATTATATAAAGACATAATGCCAGGCGACGGCGGGGCTTCATGACCCGTGCATTTGTATGACGGGTCACTGATTAAAAAGCCTGGGCTACTTTCCGCTAACACCATGCCCGATGACATGAATGTTTGCGTTCGTTTGCCCGCTAAAATAAAGCCGCTACCTTCGCCGCCGATGTCTTGTTCCATGCGGTCATAATCGGTTAGGGCTACTCGCTTCCAATCCGATGACGCGAAAATGTTTTTAGTGGGCCAACCGACTTTTAAGAAGTTGCCACTTTTGAAAATCTTGTCGTGAACATTGTTGTCATGGCCGCGGTGGGACATGGCCGCTTTAATCTCAGGGCTGGCGGCAAACTCTCTTGATAAGCGTTTTTTACTGTGTTCGGCCGCTTTATCCTGGGTAATTTGCACCAATAGAAAATCAGCCGGATCATTAACAATGGTGTGAGCTATCCAACCATCAATTAACGATACCGTTTTAGCGGTTCGCGCTGGGCCAGCAAACACCACCGCATCATAGCGGCGCGATTGCAAACAGTTCATTGGTTCCCACATGTACGGGACTAAGTCACCATCCCACGGAACCATTGATCCACTTTGTTCAACATAAAGTAACCGACGGGCGCTTTCGGATATCGGTTCCCGCACTGGCGGTTTAACTAGGTTAATGACGTCACGGCGGACATCTTCAGCGCGCGCATAATCAGCCATTATCTTTCATCTCTAACAATTGATTGTGAAGAATTAACCTAAATTCATCCGTCGCCGTGTCGAGTTCTTCAAGCTGATCAGGGGTAAAGCTGCGGCGGCGTTCCATTTTGTCAGATAGACTTTCAAAAAATGACACCGTCGCTTTAATCGTTTTTAGCAAGCTTTCTCTGTGTTCATGCACAGGGATAAGCTCACCGATATTTTCTTGAAACTTCAGACGTTCGTTTTCAGACTGAAACCATTCTTTACGGTCTTTAGGCCAAAGTTCTTCAGGGGTATATTCAAGCTTTGTGCCTGGGGTCGTACTCCCTCCGAACAAGGCGGGACCGACTTTATCTAAGGCGTATAAATCAGCGTTTCCACGCTTACTAGCTGGGCTTACTCCGGCTTCTTTTAGCCGTTTTCTCACTGTGTCTCGATGCAAGCCAAAGGCTTCAGATATTCGGGTTAGATTCCAGTGGTAGGCTTCATTTAGATTTGTTATTTCGGCCACCTTGCCACCTCTACGTAATTAAGGCGGCCCAGCGCGTTAGGGCTTTCAATAAGGAATAGTGGTCCCCATTGGCACTGGGCCTAAACGTGTCCTAATTTCGTTGCTTGGTTTTAGTGTACGTGGCGCACTCTTTCAGATCGTGAATGTAATTCAGCAATTGGGCGGCTGATTCCTTTGGGTAATAAATACCGCCGTCTTGCGTTTCATACCATTCAAGCGTCGGGGGCGTCGGGTCGCACGGGCTTTTTGGTAACATCATCATCGATGCGCACCCGGCCAGCACTAGCCCCAAACAACTCAGCATTAGCATTTGTAGGTGTTTCTTCAATGCTTGCTCTCCTATCTTCCCGCCTGATCTGCTTTGCTTCTGCCCGATGCTTTTCAAGCTCGGCAAAAAACAAACTAAGAATTTGCGCTAACGCCTTTAACCAACCCATTTTTTATAATGCTCTGGCTGATTGTTGATAGCGTTCGCCGCCCGGCCTTTATTCGCGGCCAGCAATTCGAGCAACCAAACAACCCAGTTAGGCAACTTAGACAAGGTTTCGGCTGATATCAGTTGTCGCAACTGCGCCCAAATAAACCCAATAACCGCAATCGTCACCAACACATACACCGCTTTTTCACCCAGCAAGCCGACCAGCAACGACACAATGTCGAACGCGGGTTCGTCTACAACGGGCGCAACAGCCAACGGATCAGCAAAGGTAAAACATGACACTAAGGCCAGGCACATAATTAAAATGACTCGCATAAAACCTCCAATAAACAAAAAAGTAAGGGCGACAACGCG